TGGCTCTACGAAAACTCCGCGCCCGACAAAAATACGCTCGGCGAGATTGAGTTTGCGTTGAACCAATGCTCGCACGAGGAATATGAAGGCCGCACGCAATTCCGTGTCGGCTTTCTCAATCCGCTTGGTTCGGCTGGTCAAATGCCGGAACTCGGCGACCGCGCAAAGTTCGCCAAAAAGTTTGGCTCGAAGTTGCGGGCCTTGTCAGGCGGCACACCGCCGAAACCTCCGGCAACCAAGACCAAAGGCGCACCGAAGCCGCCCGCTGGGCCGACGTCCACGATGGAAGAAGCGTGGGATGTGTTGGAAAAGGCCAATCCAGGCGTTGAGCAGGACAAGCTGGAAAAAATCTGGTTTGACGCGCAGTTTGAAGTCACGGGCAAGCGCGACAATTCCGCCACGCCCGCTCAATGGGGCCAGCTCAAGGAAAAGTTTTCCGACAACGTGAAGATGTAGAGGCACCGCTAAGGCCGTGAGGACAGCCAACTCACGGCAATAAATTTATGACCAAAGCTGAAATGGAAAGATTGAATATCCGCCACAATTCCGTTGAACTGGTAAAGGAGTTGGAACGGTTCACCAAGTTGGCCCGCCAGATGGACAAAATGTTGCCGCTGATTTTGTTGCGGTGCGACATTGTGAAGCCGTGGCCCCAGGAAAAGCCCAAGGCCAAAAGGAGGAAAAAATAATGGAGACCATCGCGCTCGATGAATCAAAACGGCTGATTCATCTGGAGAAAATCATCGAGAAGGGGCAGCTTACTTTTGTGGAAGTAGGCGAGGCTCTGACTGAAATCCGAGACAAAAAACTCTACCGATGCGATTACAAATCGTTTGAGGATTATTGTCAGGAGAAATGGGGCTGGAGCCGGAACCGTGGATTGCAAATGATTCAGGCGGCTGAGACCGTGGCTGAGTTGCCTGAAAAAGTGGTAACAAAAGTTACCACCGAAACTGCCGCCCGCGCCATCCGCAAAATTCCGCAACCGAAACGCGCCGCCGTGGTTGAGGCCGTGGTGGAGTCAGGTCAACCCGTGACAGCCAAGACGATTGCCGCCGCTGCCGCGCCTCTGCCAAAGCCGCCTGAGGCACCAGTTGATGAAACGGGCCACCCCATACCGGAACCGCTTTGGGAGATGTGGTCTCAGGCCCAGGAAGCGCGGACATTGCTGTCAGAGTTTGGCCGCATCCGCAATACCATCCGCAGGGCGCAGGAAGAAAAGAATCCGACTTACAAGCTGTTCAACTTTTCTCATGTGCTGGCGGCGATGGACAATGCCTACACCGGAATTAAGAACGGCATTCCCTACGCGGTGTGCTGCACCTGTCAGGGCCGCACGTCGAAAGGTTGCCGTCCATGTTCGGAAACAGGATTTATTTCCGAGTTCAAATGGGGCACCGTTGGCCGGGAGATAAAAGAAATTAGATTCAAGGGGAGGAAATAAAATGCTGCCATCACTTCCAATCTGCGATTGTGGTTCACCCGCCGACAAGCGCGATTCAACCGGCTGGTCTTGTGCGCTATGCCGCGCGATGATTAAGCGAGTGCAATTCGACATCACGGAAATGATTTGCCAGCAGAGACAACTCACCGGCGAGTCCATCGAAAATAAACGGCGATATCAAGCCAATTACATGATTGAAAACCGCGAGCGAGTGCTGGCTTACCAACGTAATTATCATGCCCAAAAAAGACTCCAACTCCAGACCCGGGCCTAGGTATTATTCCGTGCAGGAGATTTTGGACGGCATGAAGGCCCGTGGCGAAAACAAAACCCCGGAACCGGAACGTGTGTCCATTGAGGATGAACGCGAAAAACTACTCGGCTACAAACACAAGGCAATGAAGGATGAGTGATTACGAAATATTTTTAGAGCGCAAATCTCAACTTGGAAATCAGTCGGGATTTGAGCCGGTTTGGATGCCGGATTTTCTGTTTGATTTTCAAAAGGCGCTGGTTGAATGGGCCATTCTAAAAGGTCGCTGCGGTGTGTTCGCCGACTGTGGCCTTGGAAAAAGCCCGATGCAACTGGTTTGGGCTGAGAACATCGTCCGCAAAACCAGCAAGCGGGTTTTGATTTTGACGCCGCTGGCCGTGTCGCATCAGCATGTCAAGGAGGGTGAAAAGTTTGGCATTGAAGTTTTCCGTTCGCGGGATGGAAAATTGAGCAACGGAATTGTGGTCACCAATTACGAGCGGTTGAAACATTTCAACCCGAACAATTTCATCGGCATTGCCTGTGACGAATCGTCCATCTTGAAATCGTTTGACGGCGCAACCAAGGCCGCCGTGACGGAGTTTTCAAGGAAGATTCCTTATCGCTCGCTCTGGACGGCGACCGCCGCGCCGAATGATTACATTGAACTTGGCACCAGCGCGGAGTATTTGGGTGAGCTTGGCTACATGGACATGCTCAATCGTTTCTTCAAAAATGACCACAATAATTCCAGCACCGGGAGGCATCATGGGAACATGGTTAAATGGCGGTTCAAAGGCCATGCCGAGCAACCGTTTTGGCGGTGGATAGTTTCATGGGGCCGCGCCTTGCGAAAGCCGTCTGACCTTGGATTTTTAGATGCCAAATTCAAACTGCCGCCATTAAAAGAGATTGAGCATGTGGTGGAGGTGGCTGAGGTTGCCAACGGATATTTATTCACCATGCCCGCAATTGGGTTGCGTGAACAACGGGAAGAGCGGCGTGCCACGTTGAATCAGCGATGTGAAAAAGTTGCCGAGCTGGTCAATAAATCCAAGGGCGCATCGGTGTCGTGGTGTCATCTGAACCCCGAGGGTGATTTATTGGAAAAGCTGATTAAAAATTGCGTTCAGGTGAGCGGCAGGGATTCCGATGATGAAAAAGAGGAAAAGCTGGAAGCCTTTACCGCTGGAAAAATTCCCAAACTGGTGACCAAGCAGAAGATTGCGGGATGGGGCTTGAACTGGCAGCACTGTCACCACATGACGGATTTTCCGTCGCACTCATTCGAGCAACGGTATCAGGGTGTGCGCCGTTGCTGGCGGTTCGGCCAGAAACAAACCGTCACCGTTGAAACTGTCACCACGGAGGGCGAGAAAAACGTGGTGAAAAATTACCAGCGCAAAGCCATCGCCGCCGACAAAATGTTTTCGTCATTGGTCAGGGAAATGAATCAGTTCGCGTCCATCAACAAAAACGTCACCTTTAACAACCCGGAGGAAATACCCGCATGGCTGTCTTAAAACAGGAAATTCACGAACGCTTCGCCATCTGGAACGGCGATTGCATTGAAACCATGGCAAAGTTGCCGGACAATAAAATCCATCTGTCCATCTACTCCCCCCCGTTCGGTGGCTTGTATCATTACAGCTCCAACGAGCGTGACCTTTCCAACTGCAAAGATTATCGGCAGTTTTTTGAGCACTACCGTTTTGTGGTGAAGGAACTGGCGCGGTTGACGATGCCGGGCCGCATGACCTGTGTGCATTGCATGGACGTGCCTAGTGGAAATTGCGGGATTGACAACATGACCGATTTTCCCGGAGACATCATCCGGTTGCACGAGGAAGAAGGTTGGAAATTCATCGCCCGCTATGCGATTTGGAAGGAGCCGCTGGCGGTTCGCAACCGCACCATGGCAAAGAACCTCGCGCACAAAACCGTGGTCGAAGATTCGTCGCGGTGTTCCGTGGCCTCAGCGGATTATTTGGTGGTCTTTCGCAAGGCGGGTAAAAATCCAGTGGCCATCGCGCATCCGCAAGGCTTGATGGATTATGCAGGCAGCCGCGTTATTCCACATGACCTGATGCAGTATCGCGGCTGGACCGGCAACCAGATTCAGAACCGTTATTCACATTGGATTTGGCGGCAATATGCCTCGGCTTTTTGGGATGACATCCGGCTTGAAAGGGTGCTGCCGTTTCGTGAATCAAAGGATTCCGAAGATGAAAAACATGTGCACCCATTGCAACTGGATGTGATTGAACGGTGCATCACGCTTTGGTCAAACCCAGCTGAAAAAGTGTTCACGCCCTTTATGGGTGTCGGTTCGGAAGTGTATGGCGCGGTGACAATGGGCAGGCTTGGCTTGGGAGTGGAATTGAAGCCGTCTTATTTCCGGCAGGCATTAAAGAATCTCAAACACGCGCTTACTGAAAAGAGCGAACAAGGCCAGTTTATTGTAGAAAGCGATTTGAAAACTTTATGCCAACCGACTTCCCCAACCCCCTAACCGCCCTGCCCAAAAAGGGCGACGTGATTTTCCTGATGAAAAAACTGCCATCGGTCAAGATTAAATTCTTTCAGTCGGAAGTGGTGGACACGAATCATGGCTGCGTCAAAATCCAATACTGCCCGACAGTGGAACGGACAAAGCGCGATTGGTTTCCGTTAAGCAGTTTGACGGCGAAGATTCCAACGGAGGGAAAAGGTGAATGAGCTACATCTTTTTGCGGGAGCGGGAGGAGGAATCCTCGGCGGAATGCTTCTCGGACATACCTGCGTATGTGCTGTTGAGATTGAACCTTACTGCCGAAAAGTTCTGCTGCAACGACAGCGGGATGGCATCCTACCCAAGTTCCCCATCTGGGATGATGTCCAAACCTTCGATGGAAAACCGTGGAAAGGGAAAATTGACATTGTGTGCGGAGGGTTCCCGTGTCAGGATATTTCGACGTGCAACACAATTGGCTGGAAAACAACTGCATCTGTCGAATTACTTCGACGGGGCACCGTGCCCGTCCTGTGTCGAGAACATGATGGATTGGCCAATAGGTCAAACAGACTTAGAGCCATTGGCAATGGTCAAGTTCCAGCAGTGGTTAAGCTCGCATGGGAAACCTTAAGCCAGTGAAATACAACCCTAAAATCGTCATCGCCTACTTCAAGGAGCGCGGACTGCCGGAGCCGCATTTGGAATTGCGTTTTCACGAAACGAGGAAATGGAGATTCGACTTCGGGTTTTTGGTCCCGGCCCGCGTCGCCCTCGAGGTGAATGGGGGATTGTTTGTCAACGGTGGTCATAATCGCGGGGCTCAAATGTTGAAGGATTACGAGAAGTATAATTGCGCGGCGAGTATGGGGTGGCGAATTTTATTCGTAACTCCGCAGCAACTTTGCACCGCTGAAACCGTGGATTTAATTTGGAGGACACTGATACAATGAGTGAATCACTTGAAAAATTAAAACAAGACCGGGATGCGTGGAAACACCATGCTGAAATGTTTCAAAGGGCGTGGTTACGTGAAATTGGAGGGCGTGTAATTCCTAAATCGCATCTAATTGACGGTCTTGTTATAACAACGCGGCAATTCATGTCAAAAGTGAGAACTTGTAAAATTGAGTGGAACGCCCCACCACTTCCAACTGTTGTCTGTTTGTGTGGTTCAACTCGATTTGGCGAGGCGTTTCAAAAGGCTAATCTTAAAGAGACGTTAGCTGGTAACATTGTTCTTTCAATCGGCTGCAACATGAAATCTGATGATGAGATTTTTGGGCACATGCCGCAGGTTGAATTTGAGGCGACAAAGAAAATGCTGGATACACTCCACTTCCGAAAGATTGACCTTTGCAATGAAGTGCTGGTGCTAAATGTTGGTGGATATATCGGCCATTCCACGCGCAATGAAATTGAATACGCAAAATCTTTTGGAAAGATTATTCGCTATTTAGAACCTCAGCCATGTTGAGAGATTATCAGCGCGATTGCCTTGAATCCGTTTTCAAAGAATGGGAGGAAAACCTTTCCACTTTGGGCGTGGCGGCAACCGGCCTCGGCAAGACGGTCATCTTCGCCGCCGTGATTCAGCGGGTGTTGCGGTCTTATTTCCCGCGCAAAACAAAAGCGATGGTGCTCGCTAACGGCAAGGAATTGATATTTCAGGCGGTGGAACGCATCACGGAATTTACCGGCCTAAACTGTGAGATTGAAATGGGCGAATACCGCGCCGCCACTGAGACACTATACGGCCAGTCGAATGTCATTGTCTCCACGATTCAAACGCAATGCGCTGGCGGGGACGGTGGAGGGCGCATGTCCAAGTTTGACCCGATGGATTTTGGCGTGCTGATTCTCGATGAGGCGGACGGCGCAACCTCGGCCAGCTTTCGCCGCGCCATTGATTATTATTCCACGAATCCAAACCTGAAAATCCTCGGGGTGACAGCCACACCCGACCGCACCGATGAGGAAAGTTTGGGCCATATATTCAACAGTGTCGCCTTTGATTTGGAATTGGAATGGGCGATTGAAAATGGCTGGCTCGTGGACGTGCGGCAGCGCACGGTGCATCTGCATGGCGCGGACTTCTCGCACATTCGGACAGCGTGCGGCGATTTGAACGGCGCGGACTTGGCGAAGGTGATGGAGGGCGAGCAACAGGTTCAAGATGTCGTGATGGGTGTTTTTGAGGCGATGTATGACCTTGAGGAAAATTCATTGCTGAATGTTGACCCCGCGCTTTGGGCCGCGCAGGTTGAAAACAAGACACCCAAGCGCACGCTGGCTTTTGGCGCATCAGTCAAACACGCGGAAACGCTGTGCAATATTTTCAACCGCATCATCCACGGCATGGCGGCGTTTGTGTGCGGCAAGACGGACAAGGATTTGCGGCGCAAAATCAATGCCGACTTCAATGATGGAAAAATCCCGTTGCTCTGCAATTACGGCACGCACGCGGTTGGCTTTGATTCGCCGGGCATTGAACTGATTGTGAATGGACGGCCAACTAAATCGCGGCGGCTTTACGCGCAAATCGCTGGCAGGAGCACTCGCGCATTGCGCGGTGTCATTGATGGGTTGGAAACCAAAGAGGAACGCATTGCGGCAATTGCCGCCAGCGCAAAACCATTTGCGACGTTGCTCGATACCGTTGGCAATGCTGGCAAGCATAAGCTGGTTTGCCTGGCGGATATTCTCGGAGGCCATGTCAGTGATGAGGCGGTGGGACGGGCCACGCTGAAAATCAGAAGCGGCAAGGGCACGTTCAAAGTGAATGAGATTTTGGATGAGGAGGAAGCGGCGATTAAAGCCGAAATGGAACAAAAACGGTTGCAGGAGGAAGCCCGCAAAAATCGCATCGTTGCCAAGGGTAAATATTCCACGCAATCAATCAATCCGTTTGACGTGCTGGACATTGAACCGGCCAAAACACGGGGCTGGGATGAGCTCAAAGTATTGAGCGAAAAACAGATTGGCTTTTTGCAGCGGGCGGGCATCAATCCTGATTCCATTCCCTACGCGCAGGCGAAGCAATTGATTGGCGAGATGATGAACCGTTGGCAGAATAAATTATGCTCACTTAAGCAGGCTGCGCTGCTCAAGCGGTATGGTTACGAAACGAACGTGAGTTTTGAACGGGCCTCCGAACTGATTACGGCGGTAAAGGAGAATGGGTGGAAAAGGCCGGTTGAGGCGGTCAATGAAAATGTGCCGTTTTGATTTTATAAAATGTCCTGAATGCAAAGGCAGAAAAAAGGTGATGCGGCTGTTTTGGAATGAGATTTTCAAACTCGATTGGTGCGCGATTTTCGCTGGCACTGGGAAAATTAAAAATCCTCCAACTAAATGAGCAACATCTGGCCCGCCGTCACCAAAAATCAGCCGTGCATTATTTGCGGCAAGCCAGATTGGTGCTGCACGGGCGACCGTGGCAGTAAATGTATGCGGATTGCCTCGCCTTTCCCCTTCAAAAATGGCGGCTGGTTTCATCCATTCCAAGGCGATGTGAAGATTGAGCGGCCCGCGCCACGGCCAAAGGAACCTGAATTGAACGCCCCGGCCATGATGCGGACGTTTTCAAAAAACACCTTCACGCCGGCCATGGGATTGTTGGCTGAGAATCTTGGGGTCAGTCTCAACTCTCTCGAGGCTTTTGGATGCGTGTGGGCCGGTGTGCATCTGGCTTGGGCCTTCCCAATGCGCGACGGCTACGGTGAAATCATCGGCATCCGACTCCGCGCCAATGACGGCCGGAAATGGGCCGTGCGCGGTTCACGGCAGGGCATCTTTTACAATCCACAAATCCAGACGTGCCCAAAGGTTTTCATAACGGAAGGGCCAACTGACGTTGCCGCTGGTCTAACCATCGGCCTGCCGACGATTGGCCGGCCAAGCTGCCAAGGTGGGGGCGACCAAATCAAGACGCTGCTGAACCGCATTGGCGTGCGGATGGCGGTCATCGTGGCGGACAATGACGGGCCAGGAACCGCCGGCGCCATCAAACTGCAATCCGAGCTGGGCGTCAAAACCTGCCTCTGGACGCCGCCAGCAAAAGACTTGAGGGAGTTTGTCCGCTTGGGTGGCACGTCGCAAGTGGTTGAGAGTGAATTAATGGGAATTGTATGGTCAAACCACTAATAACCAATCAATTACAATGATGTGGACAGGTGTGGACATTTGATGTTAAAACACGTCAAAAAAAGCATGAAAAAACGAAAATCAGCATCTAAAAAAACTCAATCTGTGGACAACTTGTTAGTTGATAAATTCGATGAATGGTTTGAAAAAAACCAATACAAAATCTCTGCATGTGGCAGAGTAGAAGCGTGTTGGATTGCTTTCAAAGCCGGACACAGACTCCCTTGACACCGTGGACACTTGTGGATACAAGTGGACATATGTGGACTTTATGAGGACATATACAGATACATATACAGCTTTCCCGAAGCGTGGCCCCCAAAGGGGTTTTTTACCTGCGCCGTTGGTTAATCCGTCGCTGCCCTGATTATGGAATATTGGAATCCAATTTTTTCCCGTATTGTGGATTCATCCATCTGGCTGGAACCTGATTTTGTCCGCATCGTTTTTGTCACCATGCTGGCGAAAAAAGATTACGACCATGTCTGCCGTGGTTCGGCCTTTCAAATTTCACGTTGGTCAAACAAAACCGAGGCGGAGACATTGGAGGCGTTGCGCATTCTATCAGAGCCGGACAAAAGGCGGGTGGAACCGCAACCGCACGAAGGCCGTCGAATCCAAAAAGTTTTGGAAGGCTGGCTGATTCTCAACGGTGAAGTGTATCAGAATTTAATGCGCGGCATGAATCGCCGGGAATACAAAACCAAATGGCAGCGGGACAACCGCAACTCCGCAAAAACTCAAATTAGACACGGGATGAGAAAGCGTCGTCAGGGCAATCCATTGCCCGGTGAACAAGGAAGCGAAGAATGAAACCACTCCCGCCATGGTTCGCAACCTCACCGCTCGGCAAAGTTCCGCCCATGGTCAACGCACCGTTGATGCGCCGTGTGCCCGAACAGTTCCGCCGCATCGTCATGCTCCGCGCTAATAAATATTTTGAGGCGGGCTGTCACCAAGACCTCTGCGAGACGGCATCTTGCCGGGATATTGCGGCTCAACTGGCCTTGTGAAATGAATCAATCTATTTCACAATCTCTCGCAATCGCCATGCCAAATAAACCGTGGTATTGGCGTCTATTCCTCACAACACACTGTCGCCACGTTGCCATTAGCCGCGTCTTTATTTTGATGAGCCACTTTCTATTATCAGCCATTTGCTTTGAGGTGGGTCAATCTACAGCGTTAGGTGTCTGGCTGTGGATTGGATATGAGCGGGCAGGCAGGCTGATGGGTAGATGGTTGGTTTGTTCAATCAAAGTAGCTGTAATGGCAGCGCAGGGGCTAAGGAGGGCCGTCGTGGTGAATGTCTAGGTTCTCCCGGACGTGAATTTTACTGGAGCAAGTTGCGGAACTGTTCTTTTTCAACGTATAAATCAAAAAACAACCCCTTCACCCTGAAAGATTTTTAACCCAACTAACATACTGTAGATTATGACCAACCCAAATGACCAAGCGTTCCCAACGAAAGACAAATCGGACGGCCTCACCAAACGCGAACACTTCGCCGCGCTGGCGATGCAGGGGATTTGCACTATCCCAAACCAAAGAGATTGGAGAGAGATCGCTGAAGCATCCGCAGCGCGGGCCGACGCCTTAATCGCCGCTCTCAATCAAAAACAACCATGATCGACCTTTGCCATTGTCCGCATCCCATCGTGGTCAACCGCGCTTGTGTGAGGTGCGGACTTTGCTTTAGTGAGGTGGAATGGAAGCGGGACATTCGAGTCTTGCGACCGTGGACGAAATAATGAAGGTGAAGAAATGAAAGACACCCAACTTGCCCGTATTATTGTTTTTGGAATTTACTCCGTTCTTTACGAGGCAATTATTTGGGGAATATTTGGCTGGGCTGTTTTTGCGAAGGGCCATTCAGGATGGTGGATTTTGTTAGCCACAATTATTTCCGGAGAGCAATTTAAACCAAAACACTTTGGAATAACCAATGGACGATGAATCCTCAACTGGCGGTTACGAAGCCCCGGCCATCATGGACGATGGTGATGCGTGGAAGTCTGATTGCATCACGCGCCTCGAGGACTGGAAGGAGCGGGTGTTGCGGTTGCTGTTCACCTATCGCGGCAACCGGGTGATGGCCCAAGACTGCCTTGCGCTTGCGCTGGGGTATGGCGACATGATAGGGATGCACACGGCGACGGAGATTGCGTTGAAACATTTTGGGGACAAAAAGAAAAAGGCGGCGGTCACGAAATGCGTGCTGATGTTCAGTGACTCATTGGGCCTGCCGTCGCAAAGACCCACCGCTGGACGGCAGGCAATGGCGAACGCCAGAAAGAAACAACTCAAATGACCACCCTCGAAAAAGTAGCTCAATTCCACCGCACATTTGGCGTGGTGATTCAGGACAAGCCAACCCTCTCCAATCCTTCAATCAATCTGCTGAGATATGATTTATTGAAAGAAGAATTGAGTGAGCTGCTTTGGGCGATAAATGGCGGCGATAAAGTCGCTGTCTTGGACGCGTTAACGGATTTGCAATACGTCCTCGATGGCGCATATCTCGCGCTTGGCTTTGGCAGTGTCAAGGAAGCGGCATTTGAGATTGTCCACGCCTCCAACATGGCGAAGCTGGGGCCGGATGGAAAACCCATCCTCCGCGCCGATGGCAAGATTTTGAAACCGGAGGGCTGGCAACCGCCTGATTTGTCGGGACTGATAAAATAATGGTAACAATTGTTACCACCCAAAACCCAAATGACAACTAAAGTTGTCAAATTAAAAATCTATGAGCACAAAAAAACCCAAGACCAAAAAACAAAAGTCCGAAGCAACCTACCTCGAGCGCGGCCACGCTTTGAAGGTGAAAAGCAACGCCGCCGAGTTCAAGACCATCGGCGCCACGTATAAAAAGTTTGACGTGGCGGCGAATGGCATCAAGACCAACGCCATTGACGCGGCCAACCTCGCCCGCGAGCTGGGCATCCATTTGCAAACGCTGGCGGGCCGGGAAATCCTTTCCGACAAGCAGGGCAAGTTCCTTTGGGATGAACATTTTGCCAAGCATCTGCCGTTCAGTTATGATAACGCGAACATGTTTGTTTCCGTGGCCAGAAAGATGACCGCGCCCGCCAAGACGCTGAATGAGGCAGTGCAATTCGTCCAGCAGGCTTTGATTGCGGACAACCTTTTGCAACTGCCGGAACGCGCCGAGTCGCAATCCCGTTCCGCTATCAGCGTCATGGAAAAGTTTCTGGCGCAAATGACGCTGGTGCATCAGCCGTTCAAAAAGATTCTGGCGCAGAAGCCGATGGAAACATGGGACAAGACCGCGCTCAACAAGTTTTTAAGCGAGACGGAATGGATTGCGGAGGAACGCGAACGGGCTGAGAAATTTAGAAAGGAGAAGGTATGAGTGAACAAGCATGGCTAGCCTTCGTGGCACAAGAGAAAGGAATAAAGTGAATAACTTAAAACTTCTTGTTTTTGGTCTAGTATTAATGTGGACTGGGTTAATAGTGGGCCACTTAACACAAGAAGACCATGACTTCTCTGCCGTGTTATGGGGAGTAGGCTTGTTGCTTATAGTTCTATATATATGCAACCCACCAAACAACCAACCACCCGCTTCTCAGCCGGAGTGGGAAGTAATATTTGAACGCAAGTGGAACAACAATGCTGTGCCACGCAATGAGTCTGATAAAGAATTGTCTGCCGCAATGTTTTACGAAGGCTGGATAGCTCACGACCGTCACCAACCCAAACCACCAGAGCCAACTATTTTGGAACGACTCAAAGAGTTGGTAAAAGAATGGAATAAGGAATTTAACGACACAAATTGGAACGGCTTATACAGGAATGCTTTGGCATATTGTATAACCGGACTGGAAAAGGTCGTAAACGAAAGGGGTGATGAAAAATGCGCCATCCAACCGACTGTTGCTGCCAAGTATGCTCAGTCGTTAATGGGCAGTCAAGCCGCTGAGGTAACTAAGGCGGCATCATCTCCAAAACCGCCACCAATCCCGCAAGATGTTAGTGAGTTGATTAAAGATTTGATGTTTGAAATGGGCCTTGAATACATTCCAGAGGTCAAGTTTAGCAACTGTATCAAGCGTATAACCGACCGCGACCAGCAACTCCGTGATGCCTCAGCCAAGGAAAGAGCGGAGGTTGCGAGGGTTTTGGAGTTGATTCACACTTGCATTGAACAAAGAAGTTATCGCGACCCATACTTTATGCGAGCACATGATGCCATCACCACCCTACTCAACCAGTTGAAGGGAGAAACGAGATGAATCCGGAACGATTGGATTATTTCAAACGCCGAGCGAATGGCAGTGACCTTGTGGCAGCCGAAACGGAAGAACTGATTGAGGCCATCGAATCGTTGCAGGCCCGCGCCAATGCGATGGCCCGCTACGCCCGGCATACTGACACCTGCTCCAAGCAACCCGGCAACAATTTCGCCTGCGATTGCGGGCTGGATGAGATTTTGAGGGATGAATCCTCAATTAACAAAAAGGAAACATGAAAAAAGGCACAAAGGTAAGTTGGACATTGAAAGGCGGTGCGGAAGGTGGTTCGGGAACCACTATCACCGATGAGGTTGATGGGCATGTTCAGGTGGCTATTGATTCGCATTGGAAAAACGGTCAAACATGGGCCAATGAGGAAAAATACACCATCTGGTGCGCGGTTACGTGGCTCACAGTCGTTTCGTGATGATAGCCGGGGCGCGGCGGGATACGCGCATAAGTTTTAATGAAAAAACGTCGTAAACAAAAACCGTCCGCATGGATTGACAGCCTGACCGCGACGGCGACTTACATCAGCCATAAGTATAAAATCAGTTGCACCAAACACCTGATAAAATACTGGCAGAAAAAAGAGCCGCCGTTTCCAACCGCCACGGCCAACAACCGATTCAACATCGCGCAGGTTGAGGAATGGGTGGAGAAGCATTATCTGCCGAATCAAAACAAGTTGGAAGAAGGCATGTTGGCGCGGGAGCAAACCGCCATCAGCACGCGCAAGATTCTGGCGGCTGAGAATGAACAGTTCGATTTGGATTTGAGGCGCGGGAAGTATATTGATCGGGACCTGGCGCGGCGGACGATTGTGGGCGCGTTGAAGCGGTATCACGGAATTGTGCGGGCTGAGTTGGAGAGAAATTTGACAGAGTTGAGACGTGCAAAGCTGGCTGAATTGGAAACATCACCCGCAATCATGGCTATATTTTTACATTTCGATTTGGAACTGGCTCGGCAGACCGTGGAGAAAATTGAGCTGGAATGTGAGAAACTGGGAAAGGAAAATATATGATACACTCAAAATATTTGGAAGTGTCTGAAATTTGCGATGAATTGGGGTTTGCGGTTTCAGTTGTAACTAGATGGGTGACAATGGATGCAACGAATTTAATTCCAGTTGGAGAATTGATTAGGTTAAATCCAAGATTGTTTTTTTGATGGACTCTGACCATCAACTAACCCGCGAAGGTTTCGCCTCAATCGGCAAGACCTTCCGTGGCGACATATGGCAATTCGTCGCGCAAGTGCCGATGGGCAAGGGCTACTCCAACAAAGGCAAGGATGGCAGGCCCATGCCGTTCGACATTTTCACCGCGCACTATCTCAAGCCGATTTTCCAAGCCATCAAAGACCCGAACATCCTCAAGGTGGTAATCAAGATGGGCGTGCAAATGCTCAAGACGTTTCTCTGCGAAATGTCAGCGGCATATTTCATCGTCAATGACCCCGGAGACATGACGCTTTATGATTGCGACCAGGAGGCATCCAGCGACCATTGCAAGAGCCGCATGATGCCGTTCCTGCATTCGATACCGGAGATTGCCGGCCAGATTAAAGAAGTCGCCAGCCGTCATGACGTGACCATCACGGAGTTTTATCTGCCGGGCATGACCTTTCGCGCGTGGCCGCTCAATCTCAGCAGCACGCAACGCATCACGCTCCGCTACGTTTTCATTCACGACGCCTTTCTTTCCCAACGAACCGGCCTGATTAACGAGGCCATAGCCCGCACAACCCAACATCCCCATGACAAAAAAATCATCATCGAAAGTCAGGCCAGCGACGAAGGCGACGACTTCGACCTGCAATACGAAGGCACAGACAAAAGAGAACTTTGGATTAAGTGCCCGCTGTGTGGAAATGGACAAGCGTTTGAGTGGAGCAGGCAAAGAGACGATGGAAGCTATTCGGGGTTTAATCGAGGCCCAGATGAAAAAATCAAAACACCGGACGGTGGATATAGTTCTGACTCCGTTAAAGAATGGATATTCTTCGAGTGTTTCCATTGCCGGGGTCAAATTAGGGACAACACAGAGAATCGGAGCGCGTTGGATGCTAGCTCGTATTATGTCTCAACCAATCCCTCCGCGCCGAAAGACGAAGTAGGATTTTGTTGTCCAGCGTGGATTAACACCCGCATCCCGTGGCACAAGATAATGATGGAATATCTGATTGCCAAGCGGACCGCGCGTGAGTTTGGAAACAAGGAACCGTTGCGGCAATGGTATCAGAAGCGGGCGGCAAAGACGTGGAACGAACGATTGGAACAACCCAAGGTGGCGACCGTCATTGGCAGCTATGACCCGCACAAAGTCATCGAGAACGAACACCATCGCGGGCTGGTAATTGATTGCCAGAAACATTTGGAACAGGACACCGTGGGGACGTTTTGGTTTGAGGTTTACGCGGCGGACAAGCAGGGAAATTCATTTCAGCTTGAACGCGGCTGGTGTGATAGCTGGGAAAAGTTACGGGAAGTGCAGGCCAAATGGAAGATTCCAAATAATTACGTGTGCATTGATGGGAGGAAATGGACACCGGAGGTTTTACGCCGTTGCGCCATGTATCGGGAATGGGTGCCCATGGTTCACCCGTTGCTGAAAACGAAAATGATGTCCGCGCTGGTGTGGAAAGTGCTTTTGGGCGACGGCCCGGCAAAGTCTTATCCGTGGAACCTTGGTAATGAGAAAATGCACAAGGTCTGGTCAGTGCCGACGATGCGACCGGAAATTATCATCAACGAAAAGGGCGGACGCGAACGCATCCTTGTCCCGATGTATCGCTGGTCAAATTGGAGCGTAAAAGAGCAGTTGAATGACCTGCGAATCGGCGGCGAAGGCAGGCCGAAATTTGAGGCGTTAAGCCGCGAGCAACTGTCTCCTGAAATGCAGGCGAAAGAGACGGGCGATTTGACCTACGAAAATCAGATGAACTCAGAGACGAAGGGGCTTGAACGCGGCAAAGAGACTTGGATTAAGATTCGGCCAAACAATCATTATTGGGATTTGGCGTGTATGCGAATTGTGAGAATGGCGATGGATTCGTTGTTAGGCCACAATGCGTCACCGGAATAATTCAGCCCTGCTCAGTCGGTTCATACTTCGATGCCTTGTCTAGATGTTCAAAAATCCACGCCGTTAGCTTGCGGGGCTTCGCGGCCCGCACGTAAGCGTTCTTTCGGGCCATCGTCACCCGCAACTGGATTTGACCAGTTGCGGGTGATCCATCCTTCGGCGGCTGGCCACGTTTGGGTTGGTTTTTTTGTTTCATATTTTAAGGTCTCTAAGATTTTTAATCTTGACCATTTGAGAAAACAACTCGTCAAACTGGCTTGTGGTGAGCGTAATTTCGGAAAATGTCTTAACGGTTTTAAATCCAAGCATTCGCGCTCGTTTTTCCGTGGCGAGCACCCGAATGTGAAGTGTAGCAGGGGCGTAAATACCGCTGTTTACGCCGGGGACAAAGAATTCAAATTCAGATTTATGAATTGTGTCTCGGTAATCATGCTCGGCTGTGAATTGTAGTTGTTTGAATATTGTTCTCACAGCAAAGGCCTCGGTTCGGTGTTGTAGAGCCAGTGAATATCATTCCTTGCTGCCGCCAATAAGTTACGGTATCCAACATCGGCGCGCCTGACGACTGGACTGAGATACTGTCCAAATTTAACACCGTGACCCGGAAGCAAGATTTGGACGCATAATACTGGATATTTCTCTCCGCATGGCATATAAGCACAAACTTGGAATCGGTGAACTCTGCGGGCTGCTTTTTGATTTTTCATATTTTATCTCTGTTTCTTTCAGTTCCGGGAACCGCCCGGTCGGTTGTAATTTATTATTACGCCACCACAATACCATATCCCGCCATATTGTCAATACATTATTTTAAGATATTTTTGGCGATTGACTACCCAGTCAATTTTGATGCTTTGGCAAGAACCCTTACTATTCTCCGCTGGTGACAGCCTGATATTCAATCGGTCTTTGCCGAAGTATCTGCCGTCCGCCGGCTGGTCACTCCTTTACGAGATTGCGGGCAATGCGCCGGGGGCCGCGCCTACTTTCACTTCCACGCCCGACCCAACGAACACCTTCCACCAAATCAATGTGTTACCAGCGGTAACAGCCCTTTGGTTGCCGGGTTATTTTGAACTGAGCGGCTTTGCGGTCAACGTCAGCGGTGAACGCCACTCGATTTATTACGGTGAGTTTGTCATTCAGCCGAATCTCGGAACAGGTGTCAATACCGCCAATGTCCAGACGCACGCGCAAAAAATGATTCCGCTTTTGGAAAAGGCGCTTGAATCTTTGGCGGCCCATTCGATTGACGATTCCAACATTCAACAGACCGAGATTCGCCGGGTGAAACGGATGGACTTGGAGCGGCAGTTGGCTTGGAACAAGGAATTGCGCCGAAACGAAGTCGCGCTTGAGAATGTTCGCAATGGCCGTCCATCCGGTCAGAAGATTGTGCCGCAAATGCAGATTGTCCAGACCGGGCCGGTCATCGGCGGTGTTAATTATCCTTTCGCATGAAGATTTCCTTTGAACTGGCCCGCAGCGCGAATAATGGCGCAAATAATTTGGGCGCACAGATTCAATCGCCACGCGTCCAGCCGTGGCATGGTGAGGCGTTGTGTGAATCGGCATCGCACAATAAAAAAATGGCCCGCGCCTATGACGCGGCTATGACCAACAATCTCAACGCTGATTTTCCTTTGACGGTTGGCAGCGCGAACGCGGAGATTTTGGGCAGCGAAGCCATGATGCGCTATCGTTCGCGCACGCTGGTAAAAGACTTTCCCACCGGCAAAGGCATCCTCCGCACCGATAAAAACAATGTGTGCGGCCCTGACCCGTTCCGGTTGGAGATGCAGGTTGGCAGTTGGTCTGCCGATGGCAAGAAGTTCACGCTGGAAACCAAAACCAACCGGCTGATTAAGGATGCGTGGGAAAAGGCCGGGTTGCAGGAAAATTGCACCGTCCGGCGCAACATGGGCAGGATGGAGATGTATCATTGCGTGGAGGCGTCCAGTTTCCGCGATGGCCGCATTTTAATCCGGTTGCACCGCAACTTTCCAAACAACAAATATCGGTTTGCGATTGAATTGATTGAGTGTGACCGGCTTGACCAGAATTACATGGGCCGTTCGCCGCAAGGCAATCAAATCCGGTTCTCAGTTGAACTGGACAAATATAATGCTCCGGTTGCCTACTGGATTCTGACCCGTCATCCCGGAGACCTGTTCATGTATAACGGGAACATTCCGAATACCTACCGTGAGCGCGTGCCCGCCGATGAGATTATTTTTTTCAATAATTTACGCGACCGCGCCGAGCAGGATTTGGGCTTGCCGGAAATGGATTCAACCATCCAGACGTTGCACCGCGCCCGCCAGTTCAACATCGCGCATGTCACCGCCGCGCTTTGGTCTTGCACCAAACCGTTTTTCATCACGCAGGAATATCCCACTGGGATTCCCTATGCGGGCGACCCGGTCACGTATGCCAATCTACGCGACGGAGGCGTGGAATTTGGCGTCACCGGCAACGGCGTTAATGCGCCCGCTCCCGGCGATTTGCAGGGCGGCGGACGCGATAAATTCAAGACGTTGCAACCGGCGACGGGTGAGATTTTGCAGCTTGGTCAAAAAGCGCAATTGGTTGACCCGAAATTTCCGGTTGAATCAGCGGAAGGTTTCAACCGGGACAGTTTGCTTTTGGTGGCAACCGGCGTTGGCATGTCTTTTGGGGCGGTGTCCAGTGATTACGAAAAGTATTCATTCTCGACGGCCCGCTTTGCCGAGCAACCGCAGCGGGACAATTTCAAAGTGCGCCAGAATCATTTCATTCAAGCGTTTGCCCGGTTGCATTTCAATGAATGGCTTGAATCGGCCATTTTGAGCGGGGCACTTGACCTGCCCATATCGCGCCTTGAAGAATTTCAAGACGCGGCGTCATTCGTCGCCAAGACCTGGCCCTACGTCAACCCCGTGCAAGACGCGCAGGCGGACATTGAATTGATGGAAGCCAATCTCAAATCACACACTGAGGTGCGCCGCGAAAGTGAGAACGGCGGCACTTACGAGGATGTCATTGTGGAGATTGCCAACGAGCGCGAAATGGCGAAGGGCCACGGCATTGATTTGACGGTTGAGGTTACGCGGCCCGCTCTGCCGAAGGGGGAGCCCGGCCAGACTCAACCCGCAACCGATGATGACATGCCGCCGCCGAAGCGGAATGGCAACGGCAATCAGTCGCTTTACGAATTGAGAGATTTATTGCTCGGTCTTGGCAATGAAAAAAACGGCCATGCGCGTTAAGAAGAAAAGGCCACGGCTGATTGTGACCGGCGTTTTCAATCTGGACAGCGGGTGAGACTGTCAAATGAAAGAAAAACTAGGCTGAAATGATTTGGTGAGTTTATCTCCTTTGGAGATATTATCCAGACCCCAAAGAGGTTGAAGATTTTTATAATTGAACGCCTCTTTTTGCTGGAACGGGCAGCGAATATCAAAAGCTGCAATAGGGATAATGTGGTCAATGTGCCACTGCCCATAATTATCCCAAGACATTCCAGTTTTGAATTTTCCCTCAATGTGTTTTCTGAGTTCTAAGGCGGTGCATCCGATTAAATCCATCGTGCTTTTGGATTTGATTGTTTTGTATCTTTCAACGGCTTTACGAAGGCGGTTCCTGAGATTTTTAATGAGTCTTAATTTTGGATTGTTTGCAGACCTTTTAATCCAAGAGCGAGTGGCCTGCTCTCTAATTTTTGGTTTGTTATTGTAGTAATACCCACGGCATCTTTCCTTATTTTTAGCCCTCCATTGTCTTTGTTTATCCCTCACTAACTCTGGATTCAATAGCCTTCGTTTGGCATTTGCTTTTTTAGTTCGTTGCAAAATACTTTCACGATTCTCAAGATACCTTTGTTTGGAATATTGACGCTGTTTATCGAGAATCCAGTCCTTATTTCTCTCATAATACTCCTTCTGTTTTTTAAGCAAAACAGCCTTGTTCTTTCGATAATATTCTTTGCTCATTTGGCTCCAAAACCAGTCCAACCCTGTGAACGCATTCCGCAAGCACGGAGGTTGCCGGAAATCCGGCGGGTTGGACTGGAAATTAGAGTCACTGCGTTCACGGTAAAATATTTACACAAATGCGCAGATTCTGGCAAGTGGATTTTGGGTAGCGATTGACTGTAATAATATTGTTGAATGCCGAAAAGCTATTTCAGAACCGCGCTGCTTGAGAGTTCATCCACCGATTTAGAGGCGGGCATCGCTCGCCTGTCTTTTGCGTCTGAGGAGCCGGTTTTGAGGAAAGATAAACGGGGTAAGTTTTTTGAGGTTTTGTCTCACAATCCGGGCGATGCGAATCTTGGACTCTTGAATAAGGAGGGTGTCGTTTTGGAAAATCACGACGATACCAGAGAAATTGGAGAAGTTGAGAAGGGTTCGGCCAAGGTGGATTCCGACAAAAAAACTCGCGCTACAATCAAGATTCATAGCAAGTCTTGGAGGAGTGAAGTTCGCTCTAAAACGTCAAGCATTCCCGTCAGTGTTGGTTACAATCTCCTTTCCGAGTTAAGCTCAGAAATGGGGCCAGAAGGAATACCAACCCGAAGATTTTCATGGCAACCTTTCGAGGTGTCATTGTTAACGGGAGAACCGGCAGACCATTCTGTCGGCATCAATCGCAGCAAGAAGCGTCAATGCGCTGAATGCGACGGCAGCGGCGATTGCGCGTGCGTTGGCGATGACGGCGAAGGTGACAAGGATTGTCCTGAATGCGGCGGCAATGGCCGGTGTGCGGAATGCCGGGGTGATGGTTATTTTGAATCGGCCCGCAGCAAAGGGGTTGACTTGGAGAAATTGACAGAATCGGAAAAAAGCGCGTTGCGCCAAAAACTTATGCCTGAACCAATTATTGTTGACGAAACCAAAGTGCGGGCCAATGAGCGCGAACTGACCGCCACAGCGGAACGCGCACGCTCCAAGGAAATTTCCATCGCCGCCGACAAATTCATTGAAAAGCATGGCAAAAAGAACAGCGGCAAGGCGGCGGAAGAAATCCGCAAGTTCGCCAATGAAGCCATCGAAAAAGGTGACGCCGCCCAGGCTTTCAATTCCCGTTGCATGGAACATGTCCTCAACGCCGAGCCGGAAACGGTTGACGTTCGCAACCTCGTTCCCGCCGATGAAATGGCTGAGTTTTCCGTGGTTCGCTGCATCCGGCAGGCGATTGAATCCCGCGAAAAAGGGGGACGAGGACTGCCTGATGAAAAGGAACTTGAGGGGCAGGTCATCAAGACCTTTGGTGACGCCTGCCGCAAGGCTGATGGTGGCATGGGCTTTGCGCCGCAAGGTTTTGTGATTCCGCCTTATGCGCCCGTTGGCCGGGCCAATGTCACTCGCCAGCAGGCACGGTCTGAGTTTCGCGCCTTGCAGAATCGATTTGGCCGGGACATGCAGGCAACCGTTTTTGGCGCGGGCGGCGCAACGGTGCCGACTTACTGGCTTTTGCCAGTGATTGATTTGCTCCGCAACAAAATGGTGCTGCCCCGGCTAGGCGTTCGCACAATGGGTGGCTTGACTGGCAATGTCATCATCCCCCGCCTGGAAGCACCTTCCACCGCTTATAGCCTAGCAGAAATTGCGGCGGTGACAGCCTCTCAGGAAACACTTGGCCAGGTCGCCATGACGCCGCATCGTGTTTCGGTTCAGGTGCCGTATTCCAAGCAGCTTGTTTTTCAAGCCAGCCCAGACATTGAGGCTTTGATTCGTGATGACATGATGAAGGTCATGGCCTTGAAGCATGACGAGCTTGGCATCAACGGTCAGGGTGCGGCCAGTGAACCGCTCGGCATCCTCAACACGCCTGGCATTGGTGCGGTGACGTTCGGCGGTTCGGCCACTTACGCGAACATCGTCCTTTTTCAAACCTTGATTCGCCAGCAGAATGTCATGGGCAAACTGGCCTACACCTCCACCTCCACCGTCAAGGGCAAGCTCAAGAGCACGGCGGTTGCCTTGACCGGCGCGACGGTGGTTGCCAGCGGCGAGCAGAATGCGCTGTGGCACGAGGACGCCAATTCGATGGGTGATGAGGATGGCATTCTAAACGGCTGTCAGGCCGTGGACAGCCAGCAGATTCCGCTCAACCTTGTGATGGCGGGTGTGTTTGACAATTTCATTCACGGCATTTTTGGCGGGTTTGACGTGGTGGTTGACCCCTACACCAAGGCCGGGAACGCGGAATGGTTGGTGACGATGAACACTTGGATTGATTACGCTGTGCGTCACCCGCAGGCGTTCGCAATCTCGACGGACGCTGGAAACCAGTAAGCAATAATATGAAAAACAAAATCCTTTTTGGTTTGTTGGCCGCTTTCGGCTTGTGCGCCTCGGCCAACGCGCAGTTTGATTACTTCGCCGCGCCGCGCACTATCGTCCTTACCTATCCATCGAAATTGACGGCGACGGATTCAAATTCCGTGATTGATATTCACGGTTTCGAGGGCGTGGCCAAGATTGATTTCATCTGCACAACGAACAACACCACCAATGCCGTCACGGTGCAGATTATGACCTCTCCCGACCGGACGAACTGGTCAGCCCTGTCCAGCTACGCGCTGGCGGTTTCAAACAGCATCATCACCACCAACAATTACTACGGCACGGCCACGCCGCTGGCGACCAATGTTTATTTGTTCGCCGGGACGGTCACAACTCCATCGGCGGCCAGTTCCGGGTTTGTCACGACCTATCTTAATCCCGCGCCATTCACCAACAGCGGTTCGATTACGATTAACACCGGGGCTGCGGAGATTGGCTTTGTGCCGACTGACGCGCAGCGATATTTGCAGGCGGTCTGGACTTTTGCGGGCACGTCAACCAACTCAGTCGCCGCCATCTTTACCGGCCGCAAACAACAGCAATAAAATCATGAAATTCATCGCCAAGAGAGATTTTTACCGTGTGCCCGCGTTGAAGCGGTTGACCATCATTGACGCCTGCAAAGGCGCAACCAAAGACGCCCCACATCCGAACCACATTCACATGGGGGCGATTTTCGAGATGGCCCCGACCGCCAAGGATGAATCGGAATTGCAACTCGGCAATGACCCTGAGAAGCAGCTGGTAGCGCAACTGCGTTATGCCGGTTGCATCGGTGACGCGGCTGACCCCAAGGTGGTTCCCCGCGTTGAGCAGGACGTGAAAGACGCCGCCCGCGACAAGGCCCAGCGTATTGAGGCCGAGAAAGACGGGGACAATTCCAACCTCGTCGCCACACTGACCAAGTTTTTCTCCAAAGCGGCGGACGCCAAGTAAGTCTTATCCAACACCATGCGGCCCTCATGCCGCCAGCGGCCTCTGGGTTGTGCTGCTGGCGGTTTTTATTTATGAATCCCTACGCGATACAGGCGGCGGACATCGGCGCGTTACAGGCCGAAATGGGCGCGGATTGCCCTACGGTTAATGTCCTGGGCGCGGACTTCCAAGTGATACCCGGCAGCGCGATGTTCAACCAGCCGTTGCGCGACGGCGGTTTCAGCCAGATGTATGACCTCGGCTTTACGCTGCTCGTGGCGCAATTCTCCGCGCTCAATCTTTCGCCGCCCGGGGTGCGCGATGCCCTGCTAAACGAGCAAATGACCTATCTCGGCACGGCCTACCGCATCAACAATGTGCATATTTTGGCCGGGGCGACGATTCTGGCGATTGAAGCGGTGTCGTTGAATCAGAGCGCATGATTAGCGTCACCATTGACAGCAGCGGACTGAATGCGGCCATTGCGAAGGCGTTGGAGTTTTCAAAACGGACACCCGCGCAGATGTGCAATACGGTTGCGCTTGAGGTGGCGATTGCTGCGAAGAATAACACCCCTTTTGTGCCGGTGTCTCGGATTGACACGGAATTGGATGTCATCGCAACGCCGGTCATCGGCAAACGCTGCAAACCGTTGAAAAACAAAAAGACATTTTCGGGGGGCGCGACCAATGGAGATGTGCCGCTGGCCGTCCTGATAGTTCAGGCCCGCGCCAATCCATCGTCCATTTACAACCAGCGCACTAATAGCCGCTACGCCATGTCGTCACCGTTCAAAGGCGTTTCACGTGAGGCTGGAAGAATTGCGGCGGCGGCGGCGGTTCACCGCATGATTGCCTCGCGCCACAGTTCGCCGCATTTCCTGCAAGCGGGTTGGTTGGAACCGATTGATTTGTTACGACCGTTCTCCGTGAACAAATACCGTCAATCATTAGTTATGCCCACCGGCGGTCAAAGCAACTTTTCAAAGTTTGGCGATGCCAAGCCGGCGGTTGCGGGCCAACTCAACACGGCCTGCACCATCGAAAACAACATCGGCTACGATGGTAAGAATGCGGCGAGCTTCAACGAGGCGCTGCTGAAATATGGCACCGAACCATTGCAACGGGCCGTGGACAATGAAGGACTAAAGGCCATGAATTATTACTGGTCAAAGGCTGGTGCAGAAATGGAACGGGAATTTAACAAGACGGCATCATAATCCACCCACCGCCGCCAGGCCATTTAAGGCCGGTGACGGGCTGGTGATGTTCACTTCTTTTCCTTTCTCGGTTGATTCCACTTCACGCTTTTGCAGCGCGGGCAGATTTTGGGTTTTTGGACGTGCCGCTGAAACCATTCATGGAGACAGCGGTGGCAATGGAGTTTTTTCATTTGGTTTTGCGGTTGTCGTTTTCGATTGTCGCGTTGCCCCGCACGCCGGAGATTGTCGCGTTGCCCCACACGTCGGAGATTGTCGCGTTGCCCCGCACGCCGGAGATTGTCGCGTTGCCCCGCACGTCGGAGATTGTCGCGTTGCCCCACACGTCGGAGATTGTCGCGTT